CCTGAGTCGGTGCCGCCGGGCGTTCGGGCTCGTTCGCCCGGCGGTCACCTCAGTTCTTCAACGAGCCCGCCCGAAAGTGAAACGAGCCCACCATGTCTGACGACGAGAAGCCCAAGGATCTGCCCACCAAGAGCAAGGACGCCGCCGAGCAGGCGCTCGCCCAGGCCGCCGCGTATGACGGCCTGTTCGCGCCTCGGCCGTTCGACCTCGGTAACGGCGCCATGCTGCTGATTCCGCCCCCACCAGAGAACCTGATCATCCCCGGCGATGAGAACCTGGAGGCGTACGAGGCGCTGCAGTTCGAGATCAAGTCCTATGACCGGAGACCCAAGACGATCGTTCCGCCGCAGGAGATCAGGGACAAGCAGGGCCAGCTGATCACCACCCTGCCGGCCCAGGAGGTCGACGGGGATCTGATCTGGCCGCACCAGAAGACCAACCCGGAAACCGGTGAGGTCAAGCGGATGCCGTCGTACACAATCCGCCTCGTGAAAGCAGTCCTCGGCGAGGAGGCGTACGGGCGGTTGGCCAAGGCGGGGAAGTCGGCCAGCGACATCGAAACCGTGTGGGGCAAGTGGCGATTGGAGATCGCCGCGTGGCGCACCACCGACTCGAAAAGTGGATCAGGCGACATGGATCTGGCGGCAGTTCCCGAGGCAGATAGCCAGTGACCTATCGCGATTCCATCACGGTCGCCGCATAGCTGACTGGCATCGCCGCACCCGCGGCGCCGACGGGCACCTGATCCTGTCCAGCTACGAACTGCTCGAATTACTGGAGTTCCTGCCCGAGACGGGCGCGTTCAAGACCGACGCTCTGCGCGGCGGTCGCTGGCCGTCCTGGCAGGCGATGCTCGCCGAGTCAGTCAATGAGTCATACCGGATGCGGTCGGCGTTCCAGGCGGCCAACAGCGAGGACGGCAAGGCCGGCTTCGACACCGAGGCCTTCGAGTTCCTCGACCCCATCGACGCCGCGGCGCGCGACGAGGTGGGTGCGACCAAGGAAGCCGAAACCGCGCGCTCTGTCAGCACATTCGAGTCCGACATCAGCTTTGAGTGAGAGGCGGTGACTGCGTTGGCCAAGACTCTGCACGCTGATGTCGTCCTCGCTCTCGATGAGCGGTCGGCCCGCCAAGTGTCCTCCGAGATCGAAGGTCACATCGGCGACAGTGCGAACCGTAGCGGTGATGCGTTCAACCGCACACTGGGCAGCAAGATCGCGGGCGGCGCACGGGACGCCGGGCAATCGGCCGGTCGGGAGCTGCGCGCAGGAATCACTTCGGGCATCGACGACGCGGTGCGTCAGTACACCAGCTCGCTCGGCGTGATCGGCAACGCGGGCAACGCGGCCTTCTCCACGATTCGTTCCAGCGCGGGCATGGCTGCGCTCGGCGTCGCCGGCATCGGTGTCGCAGCTGTCGCGGTCGGCAAGCAACTGTATGACCTTGGCGCGCAGTGGGATGACATCGCCGACGGGATCACCGGCCGCACCGGCAAGATGGGCGACGAGCTCGACGGGATCGTGGAGTCGGTCAAGAAGGTCGGCCAGACGACGGCGGTTTCCCTCGGTGACATCGGGAACATCGCGGGCGGGGTGTCGCAGTCGTTGCACCTGACCGGTGATGACCTGACACGCATGACCGAGCAGGTCGCCAGCCTGCAGCAGGTCACCGGGCAAGCGGTCGACACCAAGCAACTCGGCAAGACGTTCCGGCTGTTCGACATCGACGGCGTGGAAGGGCAGATCGACGCGCTCAACCACCTGTTGACGATGTCGCAGGACACCGATGTTCCGATCAACTCGCTACTGACCACGATGCAGCAGGCGGGTAAGACGGCGCAGCAGTTCGGCCTCGACTTCGGCCAAACCGCCGGGCTGCTGGGCGCTTTCGAGGACGCGGGCCTCGACGCGGAGAAGACATCGACGGGCCTGAGTCTGGCGTTGAAGAACCTGGCCAAGGATGGGCAGGATCCCGTCACCGGTCTGCAGCAGACGGTCACCGAGATCCAGCGCCTGCACGACGCCGGCCAGGAGACCGCGGCGATCAACCTGGCGACCAGCACGTTCGGCAAGGGCTACGTCGACTTCCTCAATGCCATCGAGAGCGGCAACCTCGACGTCGAGAAACTGCATACGGCGCTGACATCACTCGGTGACGACGACGCGATCGACAAGCAGAAGAAGGCCACCGAGGATTGGCACGAGGAGTGGGTGAAACTCAAGAACACCTTTTCCTCGGCCCTGGCGCCCGCCGCGAGCGGGTTCTTCGGGATGGTCAACGACTGGTTGACGCGAACCACGCAGCCGCTCAAGGACTTCGCCGACACGATGGATCGGATCAAGACGCAGGGCTGGGGCGCAGGGTTCCACAGCGACTTCACCGGCCCGAACGGCTACCAGTGGCCCGGGCTCGGCGGCGGCCCCGGTGCATCGGCGGCCCGCCGCGGTGATCGACAGCCTCCCGGGACGACCACCCCGGGTCTATTGCAACAGGGGTTGGACTACTCCGGATTTCAGAGCGGCTGGAACGATAGGACCCCCGGCAATAAGGCGTCCGGTCCGAAGCTGCCCGACGCCCCGGTGCTGCCCTACGACACGTCGCTACCCCCGGGGTTCGCTGGCCTGCCGCAGACCTCCTCGATCGTTGCGGCCGAGCAGGCGTGGATGGATGCGCGGCACACGTTGGCCGAGAAGAACGCTCGCGTCACGCAACTCGAATCGGATGCGAACGCCAAGGCCGAAGATATCCAGAAGGCCCGCAACGATGTCATCAACGCGCAGCAGGCGCAGCAGCAGGCCGAGTTGCGGCTCAACGATGCGCGACAGTCGTTGTACGACAAGGCAAATAAGCAGCTGAGCAGCTACGCCGACCAGATGGGCGACATCGGCGCCAAGCTCGACAACGACTTCGGAATCTCCAAGGGTCTGCCGGGGATCGCGGAAAACCTGTTCAAGTTCCTGGCGAACCTCGCGGCGGCCCCGATCGAAGGCATGCTCGGCGCGATCGGCCGGCGAAACCCGAACGAGGGCTCCGGGCTCGTCGGCATTCTCGCCGCCCAGGGCGCATTCGGGCAGCAGTACACCCCCGGCGCGATCACCGCGAGCCAGGCCACGAATAGCGGGGGCGCGTACGGCGCCGGCGCAGCCCTTGGCCTGCCTGCGCCGAGCCCCGGCATTCCCGGAGCGGCGTTGCCAGGCGAGTCGGCGCGGGACTTCGCGCATCGGGTGATGATGCCATTCTGGCAGCAGCAGGGCTTCACTGTCGGCGACCACGCTGCGGACAAGTACGGCGAGCACCAGAACGGTGCGCTGGACATCATGGTGCCAAGCATCGCCAAGGGCAATCAGGTTCTCCAGCAAGTACTTTCAGATCCGAATGTCTACGGTGCGATCTTCAACAACCAGACCTATGGCTATGGTCACGGATTGACACCACGGGACTACAGCGCCGGACATACCGGAAATCCGACGCAGGACCACCAGGATCACGTGCACGCCTGGTACAAGCCCGGGAATCCGGGTGACATCACCCCCGGCGGGTACGCGCCGGTCGCAGGCGGCACCGGAGTCTCGACCACATCGCTCAGCTCTGGCGGCACCACGCCGGTCTACGTCACCAACTGGCCCGGCGGCGGCAGTGCCGCGCTCACCATCCCCGGCCTCTCCCCGGATCCCGGATCACCATCGGCCGCATCGGCCGGCGGATCACCCATCGCCCCCACTGTCGGCGGTATCTCGCCGACCTACCCGGCGCTCACCGGTCCAGCGCTGACCAATCCCGGCCTGACGCCAGCCCCCGGCGGTGGCGGCGGAACCGGGCCGGGCCTTCCCGGCATCGGCCCCGTGCCGCAATCCGCCCCGCTGGGTCTCGGCCAGCAGCCGCCTTCCGTCGGCGGCCCGGGCATGAATGTCGGCGGCGGACTTGTCGGTGCGGCCGAAGGGGCCGCGGCGATGGCCGCCGACGCGTTCATGCCGGGCACGGGCGCGCTGGTGCAGATAGGTTCTCAGATCCTCAACAAGGCCATCGAGTTCGGCGGCAAGGTCGCCGGCATTGGCGTCTCGGAGATCGGCGACTTCTTCTCGATCGGCGACAACCCGCGCGCCTCACTGGGCAATTCGTGGCTCGGCCGGATGGCTGGCGGTATCGCTGGCGCCAAGCCCGCGCTACCGAACTTGGCCGGGAAAAAGCCGCCGGATGCGATGACCGGGGATCAGGCCAGCAAGCCCGCGGCCGGCGGCGGCCAGGGTGGCAACACGTTCAACACCACGGTCAACAACAACCGTGCGACCGAGGACGGCACCGGCCGCGACCTGAACCGTCACCTCGAAGCGATGACCGCGACGCCGGGGCGGCAGTGACCGCACCCGCCGCACCCGAGGTCCGCATCCCGACTGGCCCCGTCACCCCCCATGGCGCGCACTACTTCCTCCAGGGCATCCATCCCGAGCTGAAACTCACGGCCTACGACGGCTCGACGCAGATTCACATGATGGGCGGCCTGGCGCTGCCCGAACCGTACGGATCACCCGAGGCGGTCATCGTGTCCGGTCCCATCAAAGGGCTGATCGCGCCGTGGAAGTTCATCGACCAGCAGGGCGCCAACGAGGACGGCGTGACGTTCCTGGCCGCCGTAAACGAGCCCATCGAGGTCGAGATTCCCGTGCGCTGCATCGCGCGCGACGGCAAGCATCTGCGCTGGGTCGTCAACACGCTGATCGGTTCGATCGACAAGAAGCGCACCAGCGAATTGTCCTGGTTCACACAGGATATGGGCTTCTGGTCGGCCAAGGTCCGCTGGTTCAAGACTCCACCCGACGGCTTCAACATCGGTGGCCAGCAGACCAGCATCGAGTTTAAGCTGGTGCTGCGCGCGGACTCCGGGTATTGGCAGGGGCTCAACGACATCGCCGAGTTCTCGCTGGCCTACGAGTCGATGAGCGACGACTTCGCCACCGACTACACCACGCGCAAGGATCTCGGTCCCGACTGGCCGATCTACTACGAAGGCCCCGGCGGTGGATTCCTCTATGCCGGCAAGGGTCAGGCTCGCTGGCAGGACGACCCGAAGCGGTTTCTGTTCACCGAGGGGCGCACCGCGGTTGCCGGACCGAAGCGGGATGTCGAGACCGACACCGACAACCAGGTCAACGAGATCACCTTCGGCTCATTCCAGGAGCCTGGTGGGTACAACGACATCTGGCTACGGATGGGCCGCAACCCTGACGGCTCGTGGAACGGGTTCGGCGTCCGGGCGCGCATCGGCCTACTGACCGTCGAGTTGGACTCGTTCAACAACTACCACAAGACGCACCTGTGGACCTCGATCCTGTTCCTGCCCGCGCTGCCCGGAGAGAAGTGGCGCGGCGAGGCGGGCGACAGTGACGACCCCAGGATGTTCCGGGTCAAGCGCGGCAGTGGCACGGTGGCGCTGGCCTATCGCGACAAGGACGCCGTGACCCCGCTCGGCGCGGCGTTCCGCGGTCTCGGCTTCGGTGTCCACGCGTCGGGTGCGCTGATCACGCAGGCCAGCCCCGCGTCGGTCACCCGGGCGTCTGGTGGTGACGCGACCGAGACGACGCGGACCGGGTTCATTGAGCGCATCAACATTGGTGACCAGGACCGCCGCGACCGCTACACCCTGTTCGGGCCAGGAACTTTCGAGATCGGCGACGGGCCGGGGTCAACGAACATGATCAAGTTCGGGCCGCTGCTACCGAACCAGGTGGTGCAGCTGCGCACCGACAACACCAAGCGGCTCATCGTCGACATGACCTCGACCCCGGCGACGGCCGAGGAGTTGATCGAGTACCGCAAGGCGCTGGCCGACCTCGAATCGTTTGGCCCGATCGGCAATGTCGCGGCCACCGTGCAGGCGAACGCATCGGCGTTCGGAGTGGTTCCGCCGCAGGGGAACCTGCACCGACTGCTCGATGGCCGGTTCTCGCGGCCGATCCCGGCGAAGTCGCCCGGCCGGCCCGCGCAGATCTGCCACGTCGCGGTGTCCATCACGGGCGGCAACTCCGATTCCCGCATCCTGGCGTCGGGGACTCCCTTGAGGCGCTACCCGACGTGATCAGCCCCGCCGATCTGGAACGCTGGAAGGCCGAACTCGACTCGGGCGACCCGTACCGGCAGGACGCGGCTGCAACGGATCTTGCCGATGCGTTCGCCGCCGACGACACCGACTGGCACGTCACCGTCTGCGACAAGTTCTGGAACCCGATCGGGTACGCCGACGACTACCTTGAGGTGTCGGGCACCATCGCCCGTAATCAGGCCCCGCAGGCGACCCTCAAACTCGGTCAGGGCCACCGGCTCGACTCGGTGTTGTCGGCATGCGAGACGACGATGGTCGGGGTCATCCTCGAAACCGAGGGCATCAGCGAGGCGTTCTACGTCAAGCGCCACCGCCGCAAGCTCGAAAACGGTGCGTGGACACTGACATCCGAGCTGGTCGGCATCTGGGACATCCTGAACTACCTGCCGATCTGGCCGTCGTGGTACCTGCCCATCCAGGCGCAGCCGTTCTCCCACGCCGTCTACGCGGGGCCGGTTTGCACGGTGATCGAAGCTGCTGCGGCGCAACAGGCTTTCCGTATCCAGT